CTTGTGTTTGTGGCGTAGGCGTGTATACACATCGCCCGGCCACGCATCAGACACCGCGATTAGCCACATACGACCTGTACAGTCGACAGGTGGGTCTCCCCTTTCCAGAGGAGACTACCCTCTTCCGCGTACCAGGTGACTGGTACAAGGCCTCGATAATTGGCGCGATTGGGATTGGTATGCTACCAGCCCGTCGCAGGTGAATTACACCTCGCGTCGTGAGACGCCGCCTACTTCTCATAGATGGGGCAAAGCACCCCATACCAAGGAGCTAACATGGCATTCACAGACCCTCTAGCCTTGACTGATAGTGGTGGGAACACAGACAATTTCGTCCTCCAACAGCGTTTCGCTGGTGGATCCGATTATGTTCTGTCTACCTCCACTCCTCAGGACAAGTCTTCCGTCTCTTTCCGGCATTCTAATGCCGGAGTTTCTATCGCGGGAAAAGCTGCACCGCCGATTCGTCGGCACCTCGTGCAGTTTAAGCGCGAAAAGTACAACAGTACGTTGGGTCGTACAGAGGTGTTGACATATAATGTCACCATCACTAACGATCCTGCGTCGTCTTTTACGACGACTGACGTCGATGATATGCGGGCATATGTTGAGAGTTTCCTCTCAGCTACGACCGTACCTCAACTGTTGAGAGACGAGACCTAGGACCGAAAGGTTCTCGGTGAGGTTGCCTCAGGGTCTACGCCATGCGGAGGAATAACCGTGGAAAACGGGATCCAGAACAGCCGCATCGAGATAATTCTCGGTGTTGTCCGAAATCTACTCGACGATATAGCCACCTTGATTGAGAGTTCTCCGACTCTCCGAGACTTGCCGTTCAAGAATGTAAGGCAGGAAACCTTACGTGACTTCTTGTATATTAAGTCTCGAACGGAGCATGAAGGCCTGAGCTTCCTTACCATCACCCTCCCTATTTTAGGGAAGTGGTATGATGGGGTGGTTTCTGGGCACATTGGGGAGATACCTATGGGGTTTAAGCCTCATACGCGCCATTCCAATGGCGTTTACTCTTGTCCAATGTTGTGTCGTACATTTATGTACGTCCTTCTTGATCCGTGTGGTTCCGACCCCGACAAAGCTCGGTTAATCCGAGCTTATAGGTCTCTCTTCTTCTTGTTCTACAAGTTGGAGATTCCATTTACACCAGAGCAATTGGAACTCGCTCTAAGAAAATGGAAAGAGTGTGAGGAGGAGTTGTCAAATTTTGACTATCCTTCATACTACTCCAGAGACCTCATCACAGCTCGCCTATTGATAGACGAGGTGTTTTGTGTTGACGAGTCCTATCTCAGAGAGATAGAACCTCGTCACGGTCCGGGGGCGGTAGCAGGTGGTGAGGTCGGTGATGAGAAGTGGGAAACCGCTTCTTATATACCTTCCCTCCACTCCGTGTATCCAAGATACGATTTGTACTTTGGGTACCGGTCAGCTGGTCGTATATCACCCGCCATGGCACAAGAAATCTTGGCTTTCACCAGGAAGTCTCCTCGGGTCGAAGAAGCAGTCTCACGACTTCTCTTCGTTCCCAAGGACTCCCGGGGTCCTCGCACTATTTCGTGTGAGCCTAAGGAGTTGATGTTTGTGCAACAAGGTGTGTGTCGTAAGCTTATGAGCTTATTCCACAACCGTACACATGGCCGGATCAATTTTGTTGATCAGAGAGTCAATGGTTCAATCGCTTTGGCATCGAGCCAATCCGGTGAATTTGCGACAATCGATCTTCAAGATGCTTCCGACCGGGTCTCGAC